GGATCTCTATCAGAAATGAGTGCTATCTTTGGTGTTCCTACTATAAATTCAACAGATGATGTTGCAGTATTTTCCTCCACATTTACGGATGCCAGTGATGCCGCAAAGATGAATCAATTAGAATCACAAAAATACAATTCTGCTGTTAATAAAGCAGATGGATCTTTAAAACAAGCGAGTGCATTTTTAAATTTAATAACTGAACAAGGTGAAGGTAGATTTATGATGAATATGTTATTCAAACAGTATATGAATGGTCTTGTTCGTCAAGGTATTGAAATTACTGATGCACAAAAAACTACACTTGGATTCTTTCAATTTTATGGAGCAAAATTAAAAGAAGAAATTGATGCGAAAAAGACAGTAACTGCAAAGACTAAATATTCAAAGATACTAGCAGACGGATTAATTTTTTTAGCAGTTAATCGTAGGCCTTTGTATTTTACTGTTGCTTCTTACATGAACTTAATTAGTGCTAAGGAGATGATCATTTCTAGGTTAGAAAAAGTTAAAGACATAAAAACTTTTTTAAAAACTGAAAATGGTTATGAAGTTACTGCACCCGAAGGGTTTGTAGCTATTTCTTCTGGAAACGCATTAAAGTTAGTAAAAAGACGAGAGTTTAGTCGTGCCAACTTCACCGCAGCTAAAGACTGGGAAAACGGATGAAATCATTTTTACAATTTATTTCTGAAGCGGAGACGCAAGCGTCATCTCAAGCCAAAAATATGGGTTTGAGTGGTAATGGCCATGGCGATTGGTACGATAAACAGGGTAAATTAGTTGCAAAAACAGTAAATGGAAGACTTAAGTTCTTCGGTAATCGTAATTTAGGTAAAAAGATAGAGCCACAAACTCTTGCACAACCTAAACAAGAAACACCTAAACCAGAAAAAAATAAAGAGAAAAAACAGTTGACCGTTGGGTTTGGTAGGTTCAATCCTCCTACAATCGGACACGAAAAACTGATGAATACCATCAGTAAAACTGCTGGAAAAGGTGGAGAATACAAGATTTACCCCTCAAGAACTCAAGATTCTAAGAAAAATCCACTAAATCCTAGTGATAAAGTAGAGTATATGCGTAAGGCTTTCCCAGACCATGCTAACTCTATCGTTGATGACGACAAAACAAAGACTATTTTTGATGTATTGAAGAGTGCTTATGGAAAAGGATACTCCACTGTCAATGTTGTGGTTGGTTCAGATAGGGTCAAGGAGTTTGAAAACCTTGCGAATAAATACAACGGACAATTATACAATTTTGACAAGATTAACATTGTATCGGCGGGTGAAAGGAGTGCCGATGCCAAAGGTGTGGAGGGTATGTCTGCCTCCAAACTAAGAAAGGCTGCAATGGACGGTGATTTTAAGACGTTTAGGTCAGGTATTTCCAAGGCTTTAGACGATAAATCAGCGAAAAAACTGTTCAATACAGTCCAAAACTCCATGAAAAAGACCAAATCTGAAGCATGGGAGTTCGCACCCAAACTTGCATTTGAAGGTCTCAGAGAAAATTATATTGCAAAAAATATATTCTGTCTTGGTGATATGGTAGAGAATCTCAATCATGGATTGGTTGGAAAAATCATTAGAGCTGGTGCAAATTATGTAATTGCAGTGACTGAGGACAATATTATGTTCAAATCTTGGTTGAAAGATCTGAATGAATACACTGAAGTCCATATGAAGAATCGAATGAGAGACAAAATACACCCAAATACACTGGTTGGAACTGATGGATATAGAGATAATTTGATCAATATGACGCCTGGACAATACCCACTTATAAATAAAATTAGGCAAAGTCTGAAAAAATCAGGATAACAATGAAGGACTCTAAGACAATTAGAAACGAGCATCAATCTTTCGTAGATGCATGGAAAAAAATACAAGAAGATAATTCTAGCACTCCAGTAGAAGAGGGGTATAGAAAAGTCAAGGATATGCTCAAAACCAACAAGAAAGGTTACAAAGTTGAAAAGGTTCTTGTCAGAAAATCTAATGCTTTCACTGCTCTTGCAGAAAAATATAACATGTCACCCAAACAGTTTGGTAGATATGTAGAGGCTAATCAACATTTATTTGATATTCCTACACGTAAGAAAGCAATTCTTGCAAATAAGTTCCAAGGATTTAAAGAAACTAAAGAGTGGGATGAGTTCTTTGGTGATCTAGAATTAGTCGAGAGTGAAGCACCTTATGTTGTACATACAGCCGATATGAAAGGTAACACTCCAGCATGGCAGGGGTATGTTGAGGGTAAACTTAATGAAGTAACTGGTGAACCTCTATATGTTGCAGGGGAAGATATACAAGAAATGGATAATATGGGTGGCCCTGCTGCTATTGCTGGTATAGCTGGTGCTGGTATTCTTGGTGCTAAAAAAGTTATTCAAGGTGTTAGTAATTTAAGAAAGAATATTAAGAGTAAAACAGATCAAAAAAATAAAATCATAAATCAAATGAATGATTATGAACCAGAAGGTGAAGATTTACAAGAAATAACAACTAAAGATACTAAATCAGGTACTAAATTTAAGGTTCGTGTAAAGGATAAGAAGACTAATTCTTCATACATCCGTTTTGCAACTCGTGATAAGATTGCACAACTACGTTCAGATCCTAAGATTGCATCTGTAGAGATGACTGATGAGGGTCAAACACCAGAAGAAAGAGGTGAGAAGAAGGCTCAAGCTGCTGGTGGTGGATCTCAGAAGAAAGCAAAGAAAGATTATGATGGAGATGGTAAAGTAGAGACTGGATCTCAGGAATATCTTGGTTCAAGAGATAAGGCCATCAAAAAGGCAATGAAAAAGAGAAGTGTAACTACAGAAGCACAGTCAAACTGGAGAGAAGACCTCAAAGAAATCATGGGTGAGGTTGAGAAAACAGAGGGAAAAAAGTCTAAATCCAAAAAGAAAAACGGAATTTGTATCAATCCAGATACAGATGACGAGAAGAACAAGTATGAGGAAGTAAATGCTCAGAAAGTTGCAGAGAATCTTGGTGCAGAGTTACAAAGTCTCAAGATAGAAGACGCTGATGGGAAAGTTGCTTATGAGGTTATTGATCTTGTAAAACCAGATCCTATGAAAGAGAATGTGATGTTGACATACAACTCAAACAAAGGTTTTGATGCTAAATTGGGTGGTACATCTGTAAGAAGTACTATTAGTAACGTAAAGAAAGCAGGGGAGACTATTAAAAACATCAAGAGTGATGGCCTTGTAGCTGGTGTTAAGAAAACTTTCAATAAACCCAAGGTAGAAAAACCTTCAGTATCAAGTAATATTGATTCTGCCATTAAGAACTACAAATCAACCATAAGTAGTTCATATGAAATGGAAACAGAAGATTTACAACAGACTGTGACGAATATACTTGACAAGGGTTCAAATTTTATGAAGAACACTAAAGTTGGTAGAGTTCTTGGAAAAGTATTCGGGCCTTCTAAACCTAGTAATAAAGGCAGTGATTATACTAAAGATGGTAAAGTAGCAAGATAGTGAAAAAGTGTAAGTCAGGCTACTACTATTGCAACACTGATAAGAAGTGTAAACCGATTCCTCGTGGCTACCGTGTCGGATACGGTGGTTACTTACGCAAGGAGAAAGATGATGATGATTCAAAAAATAAGTCTAATGGCAATGGTAATGGGAATGGTAATGGTTCTCATGGGAACGGCAATGGTGGCAATGGCTCTGGCGGAAATGGTGGAGGAGGAAATGGTGGTGGAATGGGTGAAGAAATAACCTATGAAGCTAAGATGACAGAGAAAGAGAAGAAGAAGAAAGAAGAAATTGTAATGAGTATGAAGAAGAAAAAGAAAGATTTTGAAGATCGTTACGGTGAAGATGGAAAATCTGTAATGTATGCGACAGCTACTAAGTTGGCTATGGGTGAAGCACTGAATAGTGATGATAAACCAGCAATAAAAGAGTTAATTAAGAAACTAAAAGGTAGTGCTAAAGCACATAAACAACAATCAAAAGATTTAGAAGTTGCAATGAAGACGGAAGGCTCATTACATAAGTGGTTCAAAGGATCTAAGTCTA